GTAACTTTTAAATCAGTTGGTCTTCTTAATTCTTCACCAACTAATAAATCTATTTTTGGTTGTATAATAGGATAGTTTACAAGTCTAGCTGGATATGCCATACCGTATTGCTCAGTAATATATTTAAAATCATCAGCGTGTAAATTACCATTATATATATTATAATTAGTAATATCCGCATGTCTGTTATTTTTAAATGATGCGTTTTGATAAGACATATAACCAACTATTGCGTTGATTACTGCATCACACCATTCATCTGTTTTTTCGTTTTCCTTTAAAACCATTGAAGGAAATCCACTTACTTTACTGTATGCCATAATTTTATATTTTTACAGGTATACCCCTGCTGTTCAATTTGTAATAATTAAATCCTATATCTGCAACCTCTTCTTCTTTTTTACTTGCCTGCATTCTGTAGTTGTCTATATTGTGAATTAAACAAATACCAAAAGCCATAGCCCTATCTGTATTTCTTAATCCATAGTTTGCTAGTTCATCTATTAAATCTAAGAACCATATATCGTCTGCATGCTCCCTAATATAATCATCTATTAAATCTTCTAATAATGATTTTACTTGCTTATTCATATGTACACCATACCTGTTTCTAGTTTTAGTTCCAGGATTGTGTGCTGATTCAGGTTTTTCTTTTAAAAATCTTAAACCATTTCTTCTTTTAAAATAATCTAAAATACCTATCTTTGTATATTCAACCAGCATTTTACAATTATAGTAAGCTGCTAGTTTTAAACATCCTTCCCAAAAGTCCTCTTTCTTTTCTGGTCTGTCGGTATACTCGGCTACAACATAGTCACCTGGAGTATCGGCATCTAAAAATCTTCTATATATTATAGCACTACCTAAAGATTCAGAAGCTCCTGCACTATCTTGGTCATATGAGTCAATACCACCTATATCTAAATTTTTGTACTCAGGCTTTGGATGTTCAAGTATTTTATATGGTCCGTCTGGATTTGGAATCCATTTTACTTCCCATTCGTTTTCTTCATTATAAGTCCAGCTGAGGTTGCCCGATTGTATTTGACTTCTATAATCTTTACTAGACAGTATTCTTGAACGCTGTGCGTTTAATAAAGAAATATCAAATCTTGAAGTTTTGGTATTTAAGAATGCTTCTTGTACTGTAAGAGGATAGTTTTGTATATGTAGATTAAAAGCTTCTCTATCTCCAGATTTTTCTATGTTTTCTCTTTCTTCTTTTAAAACATTTAATGCACCATCAACATCTTCTTGTCCATTTTTTATATTAAAGAATCCATAGTAAGCTCTACTAGCTGGTATAAACATAGGAATTAGATTGTAAGCATCTGATTCGTAATACATATCCATAAAATCTTTTGAAGCTTTAGATATATCACCACCTGTACCTCCAACTACTGGTACACCAAATTGTATGTTACCATCCATAAAACAAGCCTTTGAAGACATGTATGCATTTTTTAAATGTTTAAATTCTCCAGCTTCTTCAAATACCATTAAAGATACACGTTCTCCTTTAAACACTTCTGGATTATCCATTGTTCTACATATTATAGTAGATTGATAACCTCCTACTTCCCATTTACCGTCTGAGTTTTTTTGCTTATACCCTGAACGCAATATACCATCAGTATCTTTTATCAGACTGTGTTTAAAATTAGAATGTATACTATTCAAACCTTTTTTAGTTTTATCAAAGAACGCATCTGCTGTCATTTGCAAACCAGCAGCTATACCTACATCATTAAAAGGAAAGAAAGTAAACTCATGAGCAAGCATGCCTGAGTTCATATAAGAGAACCCCTTATCCCTTGCTTTTATTACAATCATCCCCTTGCCATCTTTCTTACAAGTTTCAAACAGGTCAAAGTATTCATGGTCCATACTTCTGTACCAAGGTGATATTAAAGTTTTTCTTGAGCTTTTGTTTCCATCATTACCTAATATCTTATAATAGTTTAAATAGAAATAATACTTGCCAGATATTTTATCCATACCTTTTGGCTTATATCCATTTATACACCTATCTAATTCTTTTTCCCAGTATTCTTGATACGCTACAGAATCTTGATTTAGATTAGGATGTCCATTATTGATAACAGGCCTGTATTTTTGTGGGTCAACTTTTGCTCTACCCATATCTTAACCTTTTTACCTTAAACTGTTCTTCCCTTTTAGCTAACTTACTGTGATATTCCATTTCTATATCAACATTATGTTTATCTATTGCAAGTCTATTATACTGCCTAGCCTTTTCTAGATTACCCTGCTTATAAAAAAAACTATACCTAGATTTTAAATAGGTAAGTTTATATTGCTCCTCAGACACTAACTTAATTGTGGTCTATATCCTCCAGCTGCACCACTTACGTAATTAACTTTACAACCTGTATTGCAATCCCATTTACGTAAAGACTTATTAATTCTAGAATCTGGGTCACGTGCTGTCTTGGCTGAAGTTAATTTTTTCTTCATACCTTTCATTCTCGCACAAAAAGATTTACGTCTTGCAGATGTTTTGCTTTTTGTAGGAGCTTTTAAGGTTCCGCCTTTG